TTAGAACCTTTTAGTCTTCATACTCCATTCATAATGTCCTCGAACACCATTCTCCAACCTAGATATGAATTTAATCATACCACTATCAAAAGGCTCATTACTGATAAAGACTTTATTTTTAAGTTCAATGAATGTATTAATTTCTATGTTTAACATTTCCTTTGCTCTATCTAAAGCTGTCTCTATTGAACAATTTTCTTGTTTTTGCAGAATGATAACCAAATTATGAATTTCATCATTCTCAAATTCTTTTTTAAAAGATAATAAATCATTTGTCCAATTTACTATTTTATTGATAGAGTTAATTAAATCTCTCAGTAAAATACTACGACTAGAAGCAGGAATAAAACTTCTCCCTCCTCTTTCTATTAGATCAAAACAGACAAAAACACTCCCACTATGCATCCTATGATTGACGTACTCTTCAAGAGTTGGTATGTACTTTTCTTTTTCATTTTTAATTTCCCATTTAATAGAATTAAAACAATTTTGAATACTTTGAATAATTCTTTTTTTCCATTCATCAGGCATTCCTATACTAAGACGTTTCCACCAATCATGCCACGCATATAAAAAAGTATCATCATCATAAAATGCTCTTTCATTAAGAATTTCAATTATCTTTTTAGAATATATATCATATAACTTTTGATTGTTCAAATTGTCGCTATAATCATCCAATATACAAAACAATAAAAGATAATCAGAAGACAATCTTACACTGTCGTAAGAGTCATAAGGTTGAGAACGTCCTGCCAAGTATGAAATTTTTTGTCTTTCATATCTTTTTATGTTTGAATCATTCATTAAATTATTAATTTTAGCCCAATTAACTGTGTCTTCATGTACTTTTTTAACATAAGGATTGATAGAACTTTCGAAACATTCTTCTATTTTCGGTATGTTTTTTACTTCTAACATTTCGTCCTCCTAAAAATTATTTTCTTTTTTATGTATTTACCCTGTTTAAATTTTCAAAAAACGCAGTTAATAATCTTGTTTTTCTGTCTAAAAAAAGATAAACAGAAAAATGCTTATCTTAACAGAATAATTAATAAAAAATACCATTTACCTGTTTCCGCAGGGTAAACTATAAATAGACTTGAACAATATTCCATTATTAAACAAACAGTTGGTTTAACTTTGTTCTTGTCTTTGTACAGAATCTCTTTGAATTAATTGCGTATATGCTTCTTCATAAAATGAAGTAATGTTTGGCCTAAAGCAGTTAGGATAACACCTTTCCCATCACATTTTGGGCATATTTTTTCTTCGTTCTTAATAGAAATATGACTTGTTCCATTACAATTAGGACAAACATGCTCTAAATCGTCTGTTGATATAATGACTGACATCTCTTTCACCTCAACTTATAGAATAATGATGTTTCTTGGCTAAACCTTAAATCTAATAAGATCCATAAACATACATTTTTTAAATAAAATTTCTATTTGGCAATAAAGATATCATATTATAACATAATTAAAGTGCTCAATGTTTGAGTGACAAATTAATCTATTAAGGAGGCTTTAAGAGAGCTGCATCGTGCAAACCATTAATTGAGCGACCAACATAAAGCCCTGAACAATTAAGGAATCTCAATACACCACAATGATTAAGGATGTTTTTAGCGAAGTAATTAAATATTTATCATTTTTTGCTCCTCTATAAACTGCACCATTAGATTCTGCTCCGACATACGCTTCACAAAGTCTGTCAAATCAAGTGATGGATCTATTAAAGGGCATAAAAAAAGACGCTCAAAAAATAGCGCCTTTTAAAAATAATGATAGAGTTTTGGAACTTCTAAAATGATGCCAAACCCGTATCAAGGGCTTTCAAACCCTTGATACCCGACTGCATTCTAAAAGTTTTGATGGAGACGGTGGGAGTCTATTAGATTGATTTTGTATGTTTGTAATATTCATTAGATACGTTGACTATTCAATGTTTTGTCTATTATTAACCGAGTAGAATAAAACAATGTTTTTAAGCTTTTGATGCCAAAATGATGCCAAAAAATCCTATCCTTTAAACATTATCCTCTCTTCTTATGATAAACTTATATGGAAATTATTTGATATGGAGGGTTAATATTGAATCATCTTAAAACTTTTTTCTTCCTATTAATATGCATTGCATTATTAAGTGGATGCAACAATGAAAACACCACTTCGAAGGTAAAAAAATCTGAGGCCATTGAGAATGAAAAAAATAATAAAACTGATGACGATTATAATATGAAAAAAAACTTTAATTTCACAATTGATGAATTCGTGAGTGCATATAACGAAGTAGATTCATCTTTTGAAAATAAAAAAATTAACTTTGATGAAATTGGGGATTATAAACTCTCTGATAAAGCAAAAGGGCAAATTTACAAAAAAGAATTATTAAAAGAATTTTATGACTCAGATAGTACTTTTATTTTAGATGCATTGTTTGATTTAGATAAAAATTTCTATCGCCTGAACATATTTACAACTGGATCAGGAAATATATCATCTGAACAGGGAATGAGAAATACATTAGCTGTGCTTCATATACTAGGAATTGATTTTAAACACTTAAATGATTTTTTATATAATGATGAAGAGGCACTTAATATAATTGACGGTGATTACTCTGTTCAATTGACGAAGATTCCTAGTATGTCATTGATATTGAATATTGAACCAAAGTAAATTCTTTGGTTTAGTATTTTTAAAAATTTTTATATCCCCTCCAAATCGCCTTGAAGGGGATTTTATTTACATTTATAATCGAACGTACATTCTTTTTTATAGGAGGGTGCGCCGTGACGGATCTTGAAAGAAAGTTATACCGAATCATCTACAACATGAGTAGATTCAGAAAGAACCCTTCGATGGAGGATCTGAAAAGGAAAACGGGCAAGGATGAGCCGACGATTCGTAAAGCAGTGAAAAACCTTGTGACAAGAAATGAAATTGAATGGGATAAAGAGAAGAAGGAATGGCGGTTTAAATAAAAAAAAGACCTCCATCGCATCGTTGCGAAGAGGTTATGTTAACTATTTAGTCTTTATACTTCTTAGAAAGGCACTTCTGTTCTGTGTGGCATTTGTCAGCATAGTCGCATTTTCATTGAGCCTTTGCACCAATGCGTCCTTAGCTTTTCCTTCAAATGAAGAGAGTAAAGCAATATACACTTCAGCTACAACCTGTTGTGCTGAAGAAAAATCTGATGCGTTTTTTGTGTCTGCTTTTAGATTCTGACAATGCGTTTTTAAACTTGCACCCACAATATTTTTTAATTCCTCATTCTGTTGTAATCGTCTGTAAAACTCATCTGCATCCATATTAACTCCATATGGCAATTAAAATCCCCCTTATAACCGTAACCATCTTGCTAATTCATTATCCTTATCTTTTAAATCCTCCGCCATTTTCACAATAAATTCACTAATATCCTCTAAATCTCTAATCAAATAATGAAGAGAAGCCTCAGTTTGATACTGTTCTTCTGAGTCGTAAAATGCTGCTCCATCTTTTACAAAAGGGGCGTGAAATAATACAGCTTTATCAACATCACTTGGATCTAGATCCTTGAATTCTCCTAACCTCTTTCCACAAATAGATTTCACGTCATAAACCATTTTGCTGTGATCATGAGGGAATTGTTCAATTGCTTGTTTTTTTGTTTTTAAGTCTTCTATAGCTGCCTGTAATCGAAGAGCTAATTCTTTTGCATACTTGGCATCCACTTTTATGGTTTGCCCATTCATACCTGAATAAGATGAGAACGATTCGACATTCTGGTTATAAACACCTTGGCTTCCATCCACACTTTTGATATTACCATTCTTATCAAATGTAAAGTTCGAATCATTTAAACTATGAGTATCGGGATTTTTTGCAAATGCTTGTCCATGGAAGGAAGTAATCAAATTTCCTAAAACCCCAGGAACAGCAAAGGGTGATATAAACCGATTAATACGCTCTCTTCGTGATTGACTAGGATCTTTCGTATAAATTGTCGTTCCGTTGTGTCGATCATATTCTAATAACCAACCTGAACCCACCATATCATCGGGATTAATGATGGCTTTATGATACAAATCAAATTCTCCGTTTCTGATTTTCTTCTGTGTTTCTTCATCATGCAACTTAACAATGGAAGGGTTGTTAAAGCCTACACTGTAAACATTATTGTTTACACCAGCATATTCTGCATCTGCCCCTCCAAGAGAGTGACCCGTTGTCGAAATGACTGTATTAGTGCCAGCATACTTTTTCACTTCATTAGCGACGAGCTTATCACCTTGATCGAATTGGGATGTTTTGGATACAATTTTATACTTTCCGCTCTTCAGTAACATAGCTTGTTCCATACTACCGTTATACTTGGCAATCGCTTTAGAGTTTTCAGGTGCCTCTTTTTTCATTATGTATTTGACTTTCTTTTTCGGGTCTTTACCCATTACCACGTTGCCGCCATCTGCACTTATTACATCAGCTTTGATTTGTTCCTGATTTGTTCCTTGAAAACCTACGACAACATTCTCAGGCTCTTTGGGTTTAACCCATTTACCTTCTTTTTTCTTTGCTTGGACAAATACGTAAACATCTAGCCCTGTGTCCGGGTCTTTTTTGATTTTATCTACATAAAAAGCCTTTTTTGAATCATTTACAAGTGGTGTTTTATTCTCATAGGCTTTTTTCATTTTCTTTTCACTATAAGTATTTTGACTAAGAGAAAAATAGTCTTCATCTGTTAAATTAGGTATGCCGGTCTTTGTATTCATGTACAATGCCCCTTCTCTCATGTAAAATGTAAGACAGAAAGGATGGTTTTATGAAAAAATACATAATTATCCTTATAACTCTGGTTATTATAACACTTGGAGGGATATTTATGAAGGAACAACACGACAAAAAAACAGAAGCCCAAGAAGCTAAAAATGAAGAATTATATTCCTTGGCTAAGAAAAGAATGACTGACTTTATTAAAACAAACTATAATGATATTGAACGAATTGATTATACTAATGATTATGAGGTAAACCCAATGGGTGGCATTGAAATCAATGGTTACCTCAATGGCAACAAGAAAAAAGAACTATGGGGAATCTATGATAAAGGTAATGACAAAGTCATATCTTTCACTGTAGATGCTAAAGAAAAGCCCGAGTGCGAAGATAAAGTATGTGAGTATTAAACGACGAAAAAAACAAAAGCGTCCCCCGATATCTCAACGGGACTATTTTCTTACTTCAATATTGATGAAACCTTAAATAGACCACACTAAGACAAATAAAAAAGCCCCTCCATTTTGGAAGGGCTTTTCGTTTTACTTTAGTTTTACCTGAACATATTTTGAAGCAGCTGTGATATAAAGACCTGATTTCAGTTTATACATTTTCGATCCGTTGACCATAACGGTCTTATCAACCGTAAATGCTTCACCCGGCTTTACTTTTTTGTGCTTTGCTGACCAGTTCGGCTTATCATAGACCCATAGCCACCCGTCAGCATTCGGCTTCACTATGGCCATTTTAACGCCTTTTGGCGCTGGTTTAATACTTGGCTTTGTTTTAGTTGAAGAAGATACCTTTTTTAAACCAAGAGCTGCAGCAATTCCTTCAGCGTGCCCCTCGGCCAAAGCATCGAGGAATGAATCTTGTTTCAGCAGCGCAGCATCTTTTTCCCGATCAATAAAAAGGTTCTCTGTCAAAATTGCTGGAATTTTTGTCTCTCGCAATACTGCAAGATTTTCAGACTTTTTCCCGCGGTCAACTGCTTTACCTTTAATTTTTCTATAGATCGCATCATGTACGATTTTTTGCTGCTTGCCGGTGCCGGATGATGCAGATAATTTGTCGAAACGATACGTCTCAAAGCCTGTGCCGCCAGCTGCATTGATATGGATAGAAGCAAAATAATCAGCGCCCCAATTATTTGCTAGTCTTGCTCTTTGTGATAAATCAATATAAACGTCAGTTGATCGTGTGAGCTTAACTGTTGCTCCATACACTTTTTCGAGGATCGTTTTAGTTTTCTTTGCAATCTTTAATACAAGGTCTTTTTCTTTTAATCCGTATGCTACTGCGCCGGGATCGTGCCCGCCGTGTCCCGGATCAATCATAATTTTCTTTGTCATGTTCATCTACTCCTTAATTTGTTTTTATATAGAAAAAAGCCACCGATTACTCAGCAGCTTTCTTTTCCTCTTCTTCTTTTTGGCTGTCGTTTTCAATGACGTGAAGACGGTCTGTAATAGAAGCCGGAATTTTAACGCCGATCTGTGCAAGGTTTTCTGTGATAGAAAGCCCTTCATTTGCAATATAGAAAAGCACTGTCCCGAAGGTCAGCACCCCGTTAAGTCCCATGATCTGATCAATAATATTGGCTACAATCACCACAACAAAACTAAGCATTTTCCGCACGTAACCGAACCATGCTGTTCGACTCCGTAGTTTGCCAACTTTCCACGCTTTGATGATGCCCGTTAAGATGTCAATGATGCTTAGCAGCAAGAGCAAGTCCAGAAATTTCACTCCACCGAACAGATAAGTCTTCGCCAAATCCAAAGTTTCAAAGTTAATAAACAATTTTATATCCCCCATTCGTTTGTCACCTCCTTTCGAAGGCAAAATAAAAAGCACCTGTTAAGATGCTGTTGAACCTAAATCCACTGAGACAGCAGGCTTGTCGAATGAAACGCCAGTGATCTGCTTAAACTCTTCTTTTGTTATTACTTCTAATGCGACATACTCCCGCATGATCTTAAGAGTGTAAACGCCCCAATCCCAAAATACTTTTATGTCGTCCGCCGTTGGATAAATCATGATGCCCCGCCTTTCTGCAACTGCGAAAGCTGCAATGTAAGGAGAGCGACTTGTTTTTTTAGCAGCGCTACATCATCCGGTGGCGGTGGATCAGGCTGCAAACTATCAATGTATTCTTGTGTTGCTGATTCAAACCACTCTTCTTTTTCGGGATCGTACTTTGCAATAAACAGCCCATCTGGTGGCTGTTTATCTGTATAGCCTTTGGGGATTTCCTCTCCGTTTTCTACATCTACTAAGATGTCTTTGTCTGCTTGCCAAATGTAATTTTCATCATATTTATACACCCAAATCATGTTCGCACCTCCCACGTTTACTTTGCTTTAAAACGGACCCCAAACGTAATAAATTCATTGGGGTTTACCGTATTAGAACAAGATTGAACACAAACTCGACCGTCAGTACCTATATAGGTGCGGTGATATTGTGGGACACCCGGTGTCCCCAAACTGGATGCTACACCAATAAAGTGAAATGACTGCAAAGGAAAGAATCCTTCAAGTAATGTAAACGCCTCGACATCATTACCTATCACCCCACCAGTAATAGATCCAATGATCTCCACCACACCAAAAGCATCTTTTGTGTAGCGTAACGTGTGCGGAAAGCCGTCTGATGATACATATTGCTTCCACCCTTTGGATAGGGAGGGCACCTTCCACGATGTGACAGTATCAGCGTCTGTGAGGAATCGCCTCCACCCTCGAAAAACACTGTTTGTATGAACCGTTGCATGCCACATTGTATTTTTAAAGCTGGCTGTTGCTAGAATCATTTTACGGCCTGAATCGCCGTCTCTTATATCGTAGTAGAACCAACCTGTATCAGTCGGGTCAGGATTGTTTAAAAGACGGTTGTTAATTCCATAATATAAGCCAGGTGGAAGCGTTAATAAATCCGTTCCATCAGGTATCAGTTTTGCTAACCCATTATCCTGCGTGAGCTTGTATAACTGACCATTGTTCCACTTAGATTTTTCAACTTCGGATGTGTGTAATATTTTATCAGTAGCATGGCTATCAAAATTTGCCTTTGAAGCTTGCTTAATGTTATCGACATTACCTAACCCGACCTGTGATTTCGTGACAGAATGAGGGTTGCTTTTGTTATTAGCGTGAGTATCCATGTATTTTTTAGCTGACACGAAAGCTGCATCTGCTTTAGACTGCGCGCCTTCCTTTGTTTCGATCTTTTCCAAGTCCTCAAACTTGGCCCTCAGATCATCAATCGTTAGGATCGCTTCATCGTACAACTCATTTACCTTTGCTCTTAAAGCCTCGAACTCATCCACGTAATACTCAGTGATCGGCACAATGTCTTGATCTATAAGAGACTTAGATATGTGGAAAGAGAATTGATGCACGGACATAGATTGATCGTTTGTATAGTACAAATTCAGCTCAGCTTGTACATTACCATAATGCTTGATCTCTTTATCTGACAAGATGTATTCCGCTTGACCTTCGACACGATCAATAATTGTTATGTCTCTAATGAATCGGCTGCCGTCGGCCATAACTAATACAAGTTTTCCCGTGACAGCTGCTAAAGGCAACGGCACTCCATCTTTCGTGAGTTTGAAAATAAGCCTTGCCGTCTGACGATCCTGCGTCCAAAAATTTATGCTGGTTGATACACTTGAACTGGTATATGCGTTCACTTCAAAATCAAGCGACCCATTCTTTCGAATCATTTTCTCTCACCTCACTCAAATTACATTTTCAATTGATTTAATAGGATCAACGCTGTTGTCTTTTAAAGAACCTTCTGCGCCAGCTCCTTTAAGTCGATTGCCGAAATGCTGAATGCGTGAGCATTTACTGGTTAAATACATCGCGTATCTGCATTTTTTTCCGCGCACTTTGTTGAATCTTGCTGCTGAATCTGTGACTCCATCCATGAAGATAATTCCGTAATACGGGTTTGATGAAGAAGTCCTTTTACCAGCATTCTGAATATCGCTGAAATCAACGTTTATGTCCTCTGAATCTCCTGAAACAGAAATCCCCGAATATCCAACTTCACGTAAAGTTGTGTTTGTGACATCAATGTTCTTGCACCCTAATTCTACGCGCACGCCGTTTCCTTCGATGTCTCGTCCGACGTTTAGATCAGCTTTGCCATTGCTGCAGCGTGTTAAGAGCACCCCATGATGCTTGATGTCTCTAAATTGATTGTGAGACACCAAAAAGCCATCCACATCTGATAAATGGATAGCGTGCTTGACCTTTACGCCGTTGATTTTATTGCCGGAAACATCCACGTCGTCAATTTTTTGAATCCCTTTACGGCCATATACCTGAATAGCATGACGCTCTTTGATATTGGTAAAAGTGTTATCTTTGACTGAGAGACGCTTTACCTTGTTGACCCTGTTCGTAGGATTGCCGTTTGCATCTTGCGTGTAGACAGATTCTACGCTAGGAATCATTAGCCTTACACCGGATGCACAATCCTTAAATCTGTTTCGGCTTATTACAACGTCTTCCCATTTGTTTCCTGAAATTGCGTACTCGGTCGTATCTTCAAAATCGTTGTTTTCGATACGAATATCAGAATACCAAAAGCCATCTGTGCTGGTGTGAGAATCTACTCCGCGTGCATATCCTCCTAAACTTTCAGACCTGCTAAAATAACAGTCTCGAATAGTGACATGCTTGCTCACAGTTTGATCATAAGCTCCAAATGCGCCGAAGTTGCCCGCCGATCTCATCAAGTCAAGTTGAATCGCAGCAGAAAACCACCTGTCGCCTTTATAATCGGCGAAACCTTTAAACCAGACATTCTCTATTAATACGTGTTTATTACCCGCACAGTCAAAGGCGTGGCCGCCGCACACATCTTTGATCGTGATGTCACGGATGATGATACGCTCAGCATGTGCAAATCCTAAAACAGAACACTGTTCCTTATATTCATCACCAGCGCTATCAAATATTCCCTGACCGTCAATCAGCAAATTCCCATGTCCCTCATAGCCTTTGGTTTGATCATCTTTGTCACCATTTACAAGCATTGATCCTACAAATCCGCGCCTTATAACGGCACCAGCTTGTAAGGTTAAGTGAGTGTTTTTATAGATACGGGCCGTCTCCGTCAGCTTGTATTTTCCGGGTGGCACGACAATATGCACAGGATATAATTTTGCAAGGCTTAGTGCAGCCTTAAAGCCCGCTGTGAAGCTCCCGTATTTCTTGATGAATTTTTTGAGATTGAGAGAAACTGCAGAATCTTCAATTTCTTGCTCAAGTATTTGGAAATCATAATCAAGACGATCTTTTGCGGTGGGATGAATGGATGCATCCCTAGCGACACGAATATCAACGACTTCTTTTACGTCTTTTCCATCGTGATTCAACACTAAATTAATCAGCCTTGACCACAAGTTATCAATTCTATTTGCAACGGAAAATAACCCGTGCATAATCTGATTAGACGAGTGCGCTTTTTTACTTTCCTTGTGAGACTGTAATTCACTGGCGTTCTTATTAAGCTCATTCTCAACGGTTTGCATGTCACCGCGTAACTGAGATTCATAGACTGAATTTCTTGTCGTATCATAATCCTTTTTAAGCCGGACCAATATACTCACTCCTTTCAACTCCAAAAGAAAAAACGCTTCTAATTGAGCGTTCTCATCAGTTGATCAATGTATCTTTTTTGCTGCTTAATCTGCCGCGCCTGGCTTACTTGATAGTCCTGGATGTCTTTCCTAAAGTTAGCGAAAGTCATTTTAGGGCTGTCATACGGGTTGAGGGGATTATAAGTGACAGACACTAATCTTACATCGTCCTCAAACGTGATACTATTTGCTGTATCAGCAATGACATGTATCGTGTCACCCTTCCAAAAATCCTCTTCTATACCTTGTAGTGCTGGCTCATAGATAAACTGATACTCAGCCTCAACCACCACGTCAGGATATGGGTTCACGTGCTTTTTCAAAGCAGATACCATGTTGCTTGCTTTTTTTACTGTGTCGTCTCTTATGGGCTCGCCCCAGCGCGGCTTTCCCTCGATCAAAAATTTGTCTTCGTCAGGATGGATGTAAAGGATAGGCTGGAATTCGTATTCAGGCTCTTTCTCTTTTTCATCCTCCGTTTTTGTATCGGTTGACTTTATATCACTTTTCTTAGCTTTCTTTTCTGCACCGTAACCCCATGCACGCGTTGATGTGTTTTGATCATTAATCTTCATCTTAAAACCTGGCATATTGTATCGGCTGTCAAGTGTGAAGTCTACTACCTTACCCATTTTTAAATGTACATAGATGACGTAGTTATTTACATCAAGTTCTATTTCATAATCCTCAACAATCTGATCTATTAATTCGACTCTGTTCTTTTCTCCGAAGCCGTCTTGATCTACTTCGTCAAACTCCGATAGTTTTGCTTTTAGAACATATTGAAAAGGCGTACCGGCCAGGGCAAAGTCTAAAGCTTCATTGATTTTCAGTTTCTTTGAAATCTTTTCTTCGACTCTGTCATTTACAAGAAGAACAGTATACACGTGATTTGCAGTAACTTTTTTCTGCAGGACGTTTTTTCTGCTCTGATCAAGCTCAATATCTGTAATGTAATACTTTTGATGATTGTAAACTTTCTCGTCTAAATACAGTATGTTCCCTGGAACAAGTAAATCAAATTCTGTTCCGTTATCCTCAGTTCGCATTAACGTAAAAGTGAAACTCTTTTTACCTGTTGTGTCGTCTTGCAGTTCCAACACAGCGCCAACGATTTCCACAAGCTCTTTGCCGTCTTTGGTTGAGACATGCAACTGCCTAAAATCAATATCAGAAGGTAGTCCGTCGTTTAACTCTACGTCCTTTCCCTGATACTCTTTACTTGGATAAGAAGGTTTAGTTGGTGTTTCTGGTTCTGGTTCATCCGGCACATCATCAAAGGTGTCATATTGTGTAAGTTTGTAAGTAAAGATGATGCTGTTTAATTTTGTTGCATAGTTTATGTCGGTAGCATATCCAGCTTTTGAAACTGCCGCAGTAGCCTTCTTATAATCTTTTTCACCTACCACTGCCTTATAACGACTGAGGCGTGTGTAAAGGCTCCCCAAATCCTCAAGACTTTCAGCAAATGAAGGATACTTCCTAAATGGAGCTTGTACTCTCGTTTCGTTCCCTTTTTTGTCTTGTTCGGTTGTCCACATGAGCACATATTTACCGTTATACGTACCTTTGACTCCGAAGAGATTATGCGCCTTCTGAGACAGGTCACTTTTTCCGAAACCACTTTCTAGGCACCCCTGAGCGATGACAAGGCTCGCAAGCACGTTATATTTCTTATAGACTTTCTGCGCCCCTGGAGCTATTTTCTTTATAAAATCTGCTGCAGCCATGACAACCCCCTTTTACGGAAAATAAAATCTTGTATCGAATACAATTTCAAAATCATTGGTGTTCTGTATCTCAAACTCATTCATGCCTTTATCTAAGGACGGCAGCCTTCCCGACGTTTTTAATCTTTTATTGCCGACAACGGTATACTGTTTCAGGTTTCTGACCTGTTGTGACTTTTTCAATTCGGCTTCTATTTTCAATCTTTCGTCGTTCGTGTGATTGATAATCGTTATGTTTTTTCCCTTTGCGTTAAACAGCACATTATAATCATGCTGCAGTGGATTAATTGGTAAGCCAGGATTGAAAACACTAAACCGTTTTTTGTTTTTAAATCGGTACTGCAGATCGTCGCGCCTTTGAATTCCCATTCCTGAAAACCATCTTTCATTAGAAAAGTTCTGCGCGCTTAAAGACGTACCTTTTGACTCTGCCAGTCCAGTGATATTGTTAAAATCCACTTGGAAGGATACCTGGTTTTTTTGCTTGTCTTTTGGGATCGTAAACCCACCGTCACACGTAACCGCAAAACGCCTCCCAGGAAGCAGATCACATGAGATGTAATACCAGAAGGGCTGAACAACGAGATCATAAAACTCATGCCTGTACTGATAAAAGTTGGCCGCGATTTTAGCATCAAGCAATATCTCAACTTTGATAGGCCTTTCTTTGTACACTATGTCGCGCGGGTGCTGCGTCGGTACAAGTCCATTAAACCTGGTTAACTGTACAAGCTCCCTTTCAGTGCTTGGCGCGTCAGGTGCAAAGCTAAGCAACTTAAAATAGGGTAGTAACCCTGACAAAGGTTGCTCCCCCATTCCGTCTCTGAAATCAAAATACAGATCCATTTATCTTTTCAGCCCTCCTTTATAGGCATTCTGCTCATATTTTTGAGCGCTCTTTTTGTCTAGAATAGATGTGTCTCCTTGATTAAAAACGATGTCTGCTAAATGCTCACCGCCAATAATGACAGGCGCAGGATGGATTCTGATTGTTTGCCCTGTAGCACTTACGTTTTCATTGTTGGTCTGTAGATTATTTGATAGAAGACTAATAAGAGCATCTAGCTTCTGATTTAGAATAGGCGTATCAATTTCGTTTTTCACAGTCAGTTCGGCGCGCATTGTGTTTATTTCATCTGCAGCACCCTGGATGTTAAAAGCCATTCTATTAATTTCAGACTTGAAGGACGTCATAGCCCCTTGCGCCATTGCTGCTGTGCTCTTTTTCACGTCCTGTGCCTTTTCTCCAAGTCCTATGATAAACCCATCGCCAAAGTTTACGCCCTCAGCGATCGTCTTTTTTGCAGGTGATTTTGATTGTATCGAGTCTTTCAGCGAACGTATTGCAACTTTACCGATGGCCCAAGCAGCTTTCCATATGGTACCCCCTGTGCCTCCCATACTACGAATACCGTTAGCAAACCCTTTAGAAAAATCAGCACCTGTGCTAGTTGTTTTCACATTCGATAAGCCTTGTTTTCCTGATTTCGCGACGGTGCTACCTGAATTACTAGCGTTCCCCGCTTGGCTACGAATGCCGGATGCGAATTGACTCCCTGCTTTTTGTCCGCCTCCGCCATCGGTTGTTTTGGCAAGCTGGGCTGTTGCTGACGCACTAACGGAAGATGCTGCAGACGTATTGGCGCCCTTTGTGCTTGTGATTCCCGCACTATGGCTTTTCCCTTTTGTCACTCCTGCTTGAGTAGCTTGAGTGGTATTTTCGTTTAGGTTTGATAACGCTGTTTGGTTAACGCTACTTGCTGCAGTGCTTGTGCTGCCTTTTGTTGAGCTTATACCTGCGCTAAATGATTGGCCCTTTTGAGAGCCGAATGTTTTAGCACCTGCATTGCCCTCGCTCAGTTTTTGTTTTAGTGCTTGCTGCAGAACTGTTCCACTGTTAGATACGTTAACTTTTGATGAAGTAATACCGTCGCTAAATGATTGACCTTTTTCTTTCCCTGCAATTCTAGGGATGCCGTTTTCTTCTCGCAGTTTTTGATCCAGTGTTTGCTTAAGAATCGTTCCGCTCGCTAACGTGTTAGGCGTGGCAGCTGTTAAGCCGTCAGCAAATTCATCTCCCATTTTCTTTCCTGATTCACGGGCAGATGTTTCTCGACTGAATTCTTTTTCAGCATTTATAATCGCTTCGTTTGCTTTACTCGCTGATTCTTCTGCAGAAAACCCCAAACCCTCGTTGAATTCAATAAGCGCTTGTTTCGTTTTTTCTAATGCTTCTTCTTTGCTGTCCCCAAGTTTTTGTAAGAAGGCAACCTGTTTTTCGGCCCAGCGTGCTTGGTATTTTGCATCGCTCTCTTCCATTTCAATGAAGATCCCCATTGAATTACTGGAATACTCTTTTTGTTTCTCCAGGGCTTTTCCCGTTTCCAAGTCCAGCAGCTTCCCATCTTGCGACATCTGATCAAACAAAGCTTTGGAACTGTTTTTGTAAGCCTCTAGGTTTTCAGCAAGAGCCTTTTGATAATCAGCATTACTTTTAGCTTTTAGTGCTTTGTGCTGCGCTGCTGATATCGCTTCTTTTGCAAGGGCCTCGTCTAAGACTTTATTTCTGTAGTCGCGATCTTCTTTAGCTGCCTTCTGTCCCTCTTTATAAATGCCGCTGATTTGATCGTTGTAGCTTTTGGCATTTTTGAAAGAGAGTTTATTTTGACTTTCAGAAACCCTCTGCTGCATAGCAATAGCGTCTTTTTGATTGGCAGCAAATTTACTCGTCGACTGCTGGAAAAATGAAATGATATCTTCAAAAGCTTTCTTTTGTGACGCATTCATTTTAGAGGTGATTAAACCCGTTTCGTCTTTCAGCTGTTCTAATTTACGCATCTTCTCGCGGACTTTTTGAACGTCTTTGTCAATGTCTCCAACTAATTGATCAGACCAATCTTCTCCGATTTTCTTCGTCTCTTTCTCCTGGTCTTCAAATAGTCCTTTGAGAACTGCGATTGCATCTGTCTTAAATCCTTCTAGCTCTTTAATTAAAGATGAAGACATTTTTTGATAAGTAGCCAAAAGATTACTAGCCATCTTATCTGCTTCTTTTCCTGAAACCTGTGTTAACTGAAACAGTTGTGAAGTGGCTTTTTCACGCAAGTTGACGTATGATCCGGCCGCTTTTTGTGTCGCTTTAGAAACGCCCTCTCCATATAGAAGAGCCGATTCCTTTGCTTCTTCTTGTCGTTTCTTTTGGTTTTTCAGCTGCTCATTGTAAGCGTACGCCGCAACGGTAATGCCTCCTAGTAAAGCAGTTCCGCCAACTATGGCAAGACCCACGGGACCCGTAAATGCTAAGAGAGCGCCGATACCCATTGTAAGAGTTGCGACTGCTGTTGTGGCACCCAATACACCCGTAGCAAACAGTGCTGTTTTAGCAACCGTTTGGGCTGTGGCAGAATCCATTTTGTTAAACATGGAAACGATGTCTGCGCCTTTTTCAGCCATACCTCCGAAAGCAGGAAGTAAACCTTTCGTTAGCTTGATTTTTGCCACATCTATAGCAGAATTAAAGGCGACTATGCTCCCCCGTGCATTATCTAACATCGTATCTGACATATCTTTAGCAGCACCATAGGATTCCTTCAATGCCTTGGTAGTCTCCTTTAGCGCTTTGCTGCCTTTTTGCAAAAGGTTAGCCCAGTGTTTGTATGACTCGGCTCCTACAATGGTTTTCAATGCTGCCGCTTGCTGCTCTTTCGTCATACCTTTCAAGCCCCGCTCCATTTCAGCAACAACTTCGGGCATACTCTTCATGTCTCCTGCTGCATCAAAAAACGAGAACCCTAACTTATCAATGACCTTCTGCGCTTTTTTGGCAGGTGTAGCTAACCTAATCAAAGACGTACCAAAGGCTTGTCCTGCGATAGAACCTTGTAAACCTGCGTCACCAAACGCCATGACTGCGGCCGCTGATTCTTCTAGTCCCCAGCCCAATGAATTAGCGTTAGGTGCAAGGAATTTCATGGCCTCGCCCATCTGTTCTACGTTGGTGTTTGCGTCAGACGCGGCGTACGCAATGACGTCAGCTGCGTGACCTGCTTCCTCAGCCTTCATCGCAAAGGCCTGCATCATGTTGGAAGAGATGTCGGCGGCGGCGGCTAAATCTAGTTGTCCAGCAGCAGCCAAGCTCAGCATTCCCGGCATCGCTGCATAGATGTCATTCGCTTTAAATCCGGCCATCGCTAGAAAGCCTTGCGCATCCGCAGCTTGACTAGCAGTAAAAACTGTTGTTGCCCCAAGGTCCATTGCTTGTTTTTCTAGCTTCTTTATTTCTTGGGCAGTACCACCTGAAATAGCTTGAACTTTACTCATTTGCTTTTCAAAGTCCATACCCACTTGTACCGCTTCTTTCAGTGGGAGGGCCAAGCCAGCAAAAGCAACACCCGTAGTCATCGCTACCGAAGCACCCGTACTTCTCATTTTGTTGCCAACTGTATTCATTCTTTGGCCCATTTTATAAAGCGATGAGGATGTTCTTTTTATCTCAGCTTCCATCCTCTGAATTTTGTTGGTCGTTTGTGTTAACGCGTTTTGCGTTTTATTCATTTCAGCTGTTGCATAGTTCAGTCGGCGGGCTAGGGTTTGCGTTGATTCCGCATCCTTTCCCTTCTTGATGGCTGAATCTGCATACGCTCTTTCGAGTGCTTTGACCTTCATTTTATGCTGATCCAATTGCTGTGAAAGGGTTCTGACTTTCGTTTGTGACGTTTTCAGTTCATTGCCCCACACACCCACAGCAGTCTTATTTTTTTCAAATTCAGACTTTATGTTTTTCATTTGAACTGAAATTGCTTTCATTTCCCCGTTAAATTGGGACGAATTAGAATACAGCTTTACTTTAATGTCTTTGCTCAATCCCTCACCACCTTTTTACAGTCCAGGTATCTGATCAATGTACAAAGGCTTATCCGATGCTGTAGCGTTCTTAATTGGCTTTTCCTTGCTCGCTTCTTTCCTGCGTGCAAGGCGTTTTAGGTGATAAACAATGTCCATTTCGTCTATCTGATTTTGAGTAAAGCCAATGTCCTCTAATGCGTTATACATATCAAGGACAGCATCGGACAAACTTACTCCCCCGGCTCTGCTTCCTCTGCAGTTTCAGGATTCAGGATCTTGCTCGCTTCAACGATATTTCCGATGACATAGTTTGCAGTTGCGTAGATTGTTCTAGTTAAAAGTCGTGAATCAATGCCTTGTTCAAATTCTTCTGCTGTAAACTTGTTTCCGAAGACTTCGCAGATAAACTCTGATTGTGCGCTTGTATAAAGTCTTTCAGGATCATTTGATTCAAAGTCTTCTGTTACTTCTACCGCCGTTCTAAACAAAGCACCTGTGATAAAGCTAGGTGTGGAAAATTTCTTTTTCTTACCGTTTAAATGCAAGGTTATTGTCATTGCTTCCATGTGTTATTTCCTCCCGATTACAAAATAAAAAAAGAGCGTTATTAAACGCCCTTTCCAATGTCTACTGAAGTGGAATCCTCTGTATCTTTTCCCGTTGCAAACGACGCCCCATCGTATACAACTTGTTTAAACCATTCATCCGGATCAAAACCTTCATCGAATTCAGCTTGAGCCTTCCAACGATTTTTACCTTTCTTATTTTGAAGAGTCATGAAACCTGCTTTAAATTTTGGTGTTTCAGGATCGGCTTTCCCTTCGGTAGTTTTGTGTTCATTTCCCAACAATTCAGGAAGCCCCTTCAAGAACCAGTAATATCTGTGCCCGCCTGTGGATGTTTTCGCTCTAAAGCCGAAAGCCAAGAAAACTGCCTTATCATCAGAGCTGGCAAAAGAAATTCCGTTTTCTACCTTGTGACCGAAAATTTTGTTTTGCACCTCAATAGGCAAATCCGCTAGTTCAGCCTCAAGGTCAATGTCACCCATGTTGTTAAATGAATCAAACACGCCGTTATCAGCCCAAAATTTAGATTGCTCTGATTTAGGATCGACTTTGACGTTTACGGCACCCGGCAACCTCTCTGGCTTTGCATATTCAAGTCCTTTATCGTCGTCTTGAATCAGCTCAGCATAATGAAACATGTCTAATCCGTAGATTGTTTTCCCCATCTGTTTTCCTCCTAGAAAAATGTTTTAACATACCTCATGCCCTTGTGAAAGATTTTTGTATCTGTTTCGTAGAGATCGACTGAATCGTACCTCCCATAACCTAAACCTTTCATCAGTTTGTCTATCTGTTTTGCTATTTCTGTTTCATGTGTTCTCGTGTCTGATTTTGAAAATATGCTTAACTGGAATCGAACCTCACTAGCTGCCGAATGGTTGTCTCTGTACTCCTGGTCCCTATTTGTAATCTCTGAAAATACAACCCTGGGGAATGCGGCCACATCATCGGCCACAAGATTATGAAAACCACCCGTGACAAGCTGCTTTAATTCATTGTTCTTTATTAACGCTGCACTCAATTCTTTCTTTGCATCAAGGCTCATTTAATAGGTGCCGTGATAATTCTTTCCATGATCTTCACAGCTTGTCCCTCCCCTTCGATTCTGGCCTTCTCGATGAACGGATGCGGCGGCATTTTGGATGTGCCCCATTCCAGGAATCTACCACGATAAGCAACTTTTTTATTCGGTCCAACCGAAACAAACAGCTCACCGTCTTTGGATTCTCTTGCAGCTGAAACGGTGATGTTATCGACCATGTGAGGCTGATTTTTTGAACTCTTATTCACGTTTCGTTTTTGATGCTCTGCTATTACTTCTCCGCCCGCTTTAAGGGCAATCTTTTCAGCTTTTTCAACGTCATCACCTATCTTGTTGAAAAATCTCGTTAGATCATCGAATCCATCAATATCCATATCAGCCATTTACGCCAACCTCATTACAAGTAATTTCAAGCTGCTTCTTTTTATTTTCAATGTCGTTGTAATCCATGACATCAAAAGTGCGGTAGATCGGCTCTCCTGCCTCGTCTGATCCAGTTTGATGAAGAATACGCATATCTTGAGCAACGTCTTCTCTGTATCTAATTGTGATTTTCTTCGGTGACTTAACGCCTAACGCACCTGCAACAAGCGTGTCTGATTTTGAGCCGGAAAATCCTTCAATTGAACCCCATGTCTCAAAAGCATTTTCGTAGGATTCATTCCAATTCAGCTCGTCGTCCTGTACCCTTTTCTTTACTTGAAAAGTTAATCGGCGATTCAACTTGCTTATCTTCTTCATCCTCTTTTACCTCCACATAGCGAAGTTGAGTTAGTTGGTCCCGAATAGTAAAAGGGATGGATGAGCCGGAAACGCCTGACTCATACACCCCTCGATTTTCGTACCAATGAGCAACAAGCATGCCTGTTACAAGCGCATACTGTGCGTTTCCTTCCACATATCGTCCTATACCATTTTTGATATATCCCTTTGCTGCAGTAATTAAGGTTTTAAGCAAGGCGTCATCTTGGTCGGTATCAACCTTTAAATATTCATCTTTCAGCATTTTTAAATCCATAAAAGACCGCCTACTTATTCAGTATTTTCTTTACCCTCAATCTCATTGACTCGCGTCTGTAACTCGGTGATCATGTCTTTTACTGCAGAATTAAGATTCTCCCACATAACACTGCCAGTGCCTATAGTACGAGAGTTAACAGATTTATCTGCTAAATGGTCGTTTTTAATAGACCCCGTTTCAATTACTGCGGGATCGCCTTTTTCTCCTTTCGGACCTTGAGGGCCTTGTTCACCAGGATCACCCTTTAACCCCTTCACATAAAGAGGATTTTCTTCGCTATTGTCTTTCACCGTAACTGCTGTGATAGGTTTACCATCAGGGCCCGCCTCTGCAGACGTGAATACTCCATTACTTTCGTTTAGGTAATCTTTAGCCATGTTTAATCCATTCCTTTCAATTGTTTATTCTTTGTTCAGTTTGCTTTTCAGCTCTTTTATTTCGTCTTCCATTCCTTTGATTCTAGTTTCTATTAATGAGTTAAGATGCTCCGGCATGACGCTCCCTGTCCCGATGTTTGCCGAACGGACAGCTTTTTCAGCAAGCATTTCATGTGTCACGCTTCCTGGTGCAGCTGATCCGCCGCCACCTAGACTCACTTCCTCGCCGTCTTTGACGATTTTTCCGCCTGCAAATTCTAAAACACCACCGATGACAGTTCGATCCCCGCCGTCAGTGGTGTAGTTTTTCGTCACTCGCATGACTCTTCACCTCATCTCGATTTACTCGTTTATTGACAATTGACCGTATACTACCGCTTCTTTGTCCCAAGCCACAACATCTTCACGTTCAATCGCTCGTACTTTCGTTGTGTTTGTTTCAAATGATCCTGCAGCAAGATTCGTATAGTCGATAGATTGTTGCTGACGATCAAATAAGACAACTGCCTCTTTTAAATCACCAACGATTACAGGTGCTTTCCCCGCTTTTGTTTTTAAGACTTTGTTTGAAATCACCACCACACGGCGACCAAACAGCATTTTGTTTGTTGGTTCGGAAGGAATATCCTTAAGTAAATATTTACCGTCTGCATCCTTCAATTGATCAAGATAGTTGAACCCGTCTTGGTTTGTCATGATGATCGCGCTGGCTGAAATCGCAGTATCGAGAGTAACATTTAATGTCTTTTTAATATCATCTAGGCCTTTAAATTCAACCTTTTTCAAACTGTCAAGGATAGCCAGGATAAGAGCGTTTCTTGTTGCGACTGATTTTTTAACGAACCACTTCGCGACATATGTCATGATCGCTTGATCTGTATCCTGCAGCAATGTATTTGAAAGTGGTAAAAGCCCTGCATAGTCGGTGATGCTATATGTTAATTTTTTAAACTTAGGCTGATCTGTTTCTGGAATTTCCGCCATTTCCTCGATGTCTTGGAACGGTGTCATGTCTGCATTTTTTTCAAGCATACGACTACCTGAACGGGTTGCCACCGGCTCTACAGTGACATATTGCTCAAGCTGATGTAATTGCTCACGCTTTAACTCTTTAATGGTTCGTGAAATATCTTCGGGGATCAGGATTCCGCCGTCTTCCTCGTTTTTCCCTGACATTGCCCTGAACTCAGGATTTTCTAGAAATTCACGTTCTTCATGTGTTAAGGATTTACCACGAAGAGACTTCATGAACAACTTGGTGAATTGCTTTTGACGTTCTTCTTTATCTCCTTCGCTTCCCTTTCGTCCCTCCGGGTTGCGTTCTTGCTCCAGCACAAAATTTTCACCGCCTGGTAAATCAGGCACGTTCAGTGAGCGTCCTTCTACCATCAATTCAATTTGATTCTTAAGCTCTTTCACTTCATCGAGAAGCTGGCGCGCTTCCTCTGTTTTTCCTTCTGCTAGTGCTTTATTAGCATCTTCTTTTTTTCTTGTAAACTGCTGACGTAATTCGATTTCTTTTTTAGACATCTTTATTTTTCCTCCTCATAGAACGCAAAAAAGCCTTACTCTGGAAGATCAAGGCTTAATAGGTCCAATTCAATTTTTAAAGTTTCATCTGTTGGCGTGCTTCGTTGTTCTTTTATTTCTTCTACTTTCTCCATGCTTCGGGCGCCTACCACAGCTTCGGTATCGCTATACGCTGGTGTCGTTACAAGAGATATGTCATAAATGCGGTGAATGTTGTTTATTCTTCGTTCGTATATGTCTTCATCTTCATTTATGCGCCACTCGTCAGGCTCTTCTCCGTTATAATCCAACGAAAAGGCAAATGAACATTGATTAATAACGCCGCTGCGTATATTCTCCATGAGATCGCGGGCATATGACGTGTCTGACGGTTTAAATCTGAATTTAAGACCTATACCATCTATTTCTAATTCAAGCCGTCCTGACTCCCCTGAAACGGTATTTCTCGCTAGGGGAAAGTCCTCTCGGTGATTAAAAAGTGCAACAACGTTTGATAGATCGGTAGATTCTAAAGCGTTCCTGCTGATAATTTCTTTGAACCATCCCAAACGCTCGGACCATTTTTCAAATTTCAAAGCATAGCCTTCCACATGTTCGGCTTGTCCTTCTCCATCGGATCTGATCTCAATTGTCGATGTGAGCAGCCGCACTTCTTTTTCTTTACTCATTCTTGCTGTCACCTCCCTTCATGGTTGAACCTGCTTTAAGTCGCTGGTACTCTTCCATAAAGTCAAGGAACACATAATTCAAACTGGAAAGATATTTCTCGCCATGCTCGATAGGGTTTCTCTCTATCAAGTCGCGAATCTCATTTTTATTTAAAAGACCCGCTTCGCTCATGGTCTTAAAATACTCTGCTTGAGTTTTACTGTCGCCGCGCAGCTCACTATCAACATTGAATTTTACATAATGGCCCGCTTTTTGATCATTGTCAGTAAACAGCTTAATATTTAATTCTTGTTCAAAATTCACGATCCACGGTTGCAGTGTATTTTTTACGTATTCCAAGGATTGATGCTCAATGTTTGAAAATGTGGCTTTATCAAGTTCATTGAGTTTATGCAAAGGAACTTTGTAAATCATGGCAATTTGAGCTTTATTGAATTTCATAGATTCTACAAACTGCGCTTCTTGCAACGGCATGGCAATAGATTGATATTCTAGTCCATTGTCAATAATGGCTATGTTTTCACCTTGGTTGACCCGCAGCCATTCTTTACGGACGTTCTCTTTTGGTTTTTCATCCAAGAAAGAAGGTACTTTTAGAATACCTCGCGGCGTGGCTTCGTTTTTATATAGTTTTGCGTTATATTTTGTGGCAGCTGCTTGAGCGCCTATATGCTCTCTCACTACCCCAATAGGCGACTTACCGTGAATGCCATCCGTTGATAAACCTTTAAAATGCAGCACTTGGTGTTCATATAGTTCCATCGTTCTTCCGTTAACGTTGGTTTGGTACCATAGCCTCCCTGAGTCGGGATGGATGTATGCTTTTGTTGCATCCGGTCGCAACGGGTAAAGATTTTCAGGGAACCCATGTGCCCCAAATTCAATCATCGAATAGGCATTTCCCCATGTGAGGACATGGGTCATCATGAGTTTCTTCCACACATATGCAGTCATATATGGGTTAGGCCTTGCGTAGATCGCATAGGCAGATGGATGATTAGGGTTTCTGTTGACTCCTTGACTCTCTTTTTTAAATGTGTGTATCGGCAGCTTTGCGATGTCATCAGACAAAACATTTACACAGGCAAAAATGTCCGGCTGCTCAAATGAATTACTTTCACTGACTCTTTCACCACTTGCCGTTTCTCCACCTCCAAACAGATTGATCAACTGGCTGAAACCGTCTAACGTTTTTGAGCCGGATCGTTTTTCAAAAAACTTGTCTATAAACATTTATTTTCACCTCTCTTTCTGCCGCGCATGACTTGACAGCAGGTAGGCATAAAACATAAAAAATACACCCGTCAGAAATAGACCGATGTTTGTATTTACCCGATACGCTGCCAGCAGAATAAAGATGCACCCTCCAATAAACAGCAAGTCGTTTAATATTAATTTCAGAAGTACAATAAATTTTTTCACTCTCTCACATCCTAAAAACTGAAATTTCCTGAAAAATGTTTATTTAAGTCAACGTTTGCGCCCGTATCGTGATACATGGCTCTAGCAAAAGCATTCATAACCGCTGCAGCTGGATCTATTCTCTGTGGGGATTTCGCTTTGTCTAACATGATATTTTCTTGCGCGTCTTGTTTAATGATTGCGTTATTATATGCAAAAGTTAGAAGAGGATCGTTGCCATGAATGAGCTTGCCCTCGTATACCTTTTGTCTGTAATCCTTCGTAGGTAAAGAAAGGTGCTGAATCCTTTGCGGAAGCTCCGTCATATTAAATCCTTTACTCTCAAGTCTCTGTGCTAGGTGTAACGCATTCCATTTGTCATATGCAATTTCCATGACTCTCAATTTGTTGACGTGGGCAAATTCAACAATCCATCTTTCAACAAATTGATAATCAACTGCCTCCCCTGGTGTGAATGTCATCCAACCTTGATCACGCCATAAATCATAAGGCACTTTATCAGTAGCCATTTTCTCTTTTGCTTTTTCCTCTGGAATGAAGGAATGCTGACCGACATAATAAAAACCATCAAGAACACCAACCCACCCGACAGAAGTCAAATCAGTTGTCATAGATAGATCTAAACCAAGATAGATCGCCATTTCTTTTAGATCAGGTATTTCACCATGACAGGCCCGCCATTTTGACATTTTCATATAGCCGTTGTCTTTTTGGTCGACCCAGCGATCCATGTTTTTTGTGAGGAAACTTCTCATCTTTTCAGGCACATCTAATGCAACTTTTAACGCTGACCGAAGTGATTCCATCCCTTCTGGGTAAGTTGCTACAATCGGATTTGCCTTGATCCAGTTCGACTCATCCTTTACGTCGTCTTCGGGATCAAGTTCACAGATCATAACAAAATAGTCATCGTTTTCAATTTCAATGTCGGGATCAAGAATTTTGGAAACATATTGATACTCTTTGAAACACGGCCCGTTTAAGTTGAAACCTGCGGTAGTAATGATAACCATCAAAGGACTTCGACGTGCGACCATTCCACTGTCAATAACATCATAAATTTCACTTGTTTCATGTGCTTGGTATTCGTCGACTATTCCAAGAGATGGGTTTTTTCCGTCTCCTACCTTTCGGGCTTCACGGGATAACGGTTTGATGATTGAATTTGTTGCGTATTTTGTTACCTGCCCGTTAGCGTCTGTGTATTTCCCTTCTAAAATAGGTGCGTGCTTTAGTTGTTCAATGATTGCTTGATAGACTTCATCTGACTGCTCTCTTGACCAACCAGCAATAAACACGCGGTGTTTTTCTCTAGTAGGAAAGATTTCATATGAAGCCATGATAGCCAGCAATTGTGATTTCGCGTTTTTTCTCGCTAACTGGATGTATGCTTTTCTAAAACGCCTGGCACCATTTTCTTTTTTGTAAAAGCCGTAAATATTAGCAGCGATGAATAATTGAAAGTCTGTAAGTTCAATTGGCTTACCTGCTAATATCCCTTCGACATGATTAAATTGCTTGGCCCATTCATAGAAATCAAGAACTGCTTCCGCGTCAAAATAATACGGGCAATCTTCATCTGCTAGCCGCTCTACGTCTTTGATGAACCTCTGAACAGCCCATTTGTGCTTCTTTCCTGCTTTTATTTCCCCCGCTTGGATTTTTTCGCAACATGACCATACGCGCTCAATTAAAAGCTCCGCGGTCATTTCTTGCGTTAGCATTACATGCGACCTCCAAAGCGTTCTTCTTCTTTTGTCTTAGGCTTGTCTTCTTTCTTTGGGATAACGAGTTTACAGCGTGAGGAAATGGTTAAGCCTAAATCACTTGATGCTTGTCTGCATTGTTTAAATAATTTGTCTTGATTTATAAGAAGATCACTGTAGGCAGGATTCGCAATTTCAAACTTTTCTCCCTCTGAATTTTCAGCAAGGGTTGTGATCGGTGTCTCTAATAAGATTTCTGTTATTTCTAAGTATTGTTTTCGAGCAAACAAAAAACGGGCAAGCGCATCTACATCTAAATTTGTCATAATTCCGATGTTTTTGAGCTCGTCCGCTATCTTTTTGAATTCTCTTTTTAAATCTTTTGGTAAATATGCAGGTGCTTTTACTTTATCATTTGGCGCCTTTACTTCTTGTTTCCTTCTTTGCTCAATCTCTTTCTTGGTAAGGTTTTTCTTGCCCTTTACCAACAATAAATCTACCGGTTGTCTAGGCCTCGCCATCCTCTCACCTCCTTTCAAAATTTCATTTAGGGAATTTCTCGCGATGTTGAGGGAGACGCGGTCTACAGCAAATCGTTTCTAGGGAATTAAGCTAGGGGGGCCTTCAACTTCGATGCGAAGCTGATTCATGTCTATTTCTAAATCTGTTCGTATTGAATCTATTTTCTTTTGGTGTTGATCAAGTAGGCTTTTGTTCCTCGTCATCCGAATAGCATTATATAGCTTACTGATGCTGCTTTGCTTCTTTCTGATTTCCGCGTTTGTATAGTAAGATGTGTACTCAGCTTTACACCTCGGACAAACTAGAAGATGTTGTTTAATCCCTTCACCAATCTTTCTAATCCTAGAGCAACTTTTAATAATGAATGTTGTTCCACATTGATCACACACGCATGTTTGATTATCCATTCCCAAACCCTCCATCTTCTTTAGCTGTCTTCCTACTGTGACAGGACGCACACAGTGGCTGCCAGTTAGAAGAATCCCAAAATAGTTTTTTATCTCCCTTATGCGGTTTGATGTGGTCAACTACTGTAGCGGCAATCCGTTTACCTTGTAGCATACAAGACTGACACAACGGATGCTTTGCTAGATAACCTTCACGCGCTTTACGCCATCGGCTATTATACCCGCGGCGTGCCGATGATTCACGGAACAGATCATATAAAGGCTTCGATGTCTTATGCTGCTGACAATATCCTTCGCGTGTTAGTTGAGGGCATCCAGGTTCATTGCATGGTTTCAATGGCTTTTTCATTTAATCTGATTCCCTTCACAAAATAAAAAGCACCCCGAAGGATGCTTAAGGCTAAATTTCTAATTTTAATTTATCAGAAACATTCATGTAAATTTCACTTACCTCATCTGGATTTAGTTCTCTACCTTTTTTTATCTCTTCTTTTATTCTCTTCCACTCTGCTTTCAATATAATTTGTTGAAGGTTATCAATTACTAATAGCAGAGCACCTAATTGTGAAGAATGGAATGGATTCTCATCAAGTAAAAGATTAATAACCTCTTGAAATTTCACATTAATACTTTTAGCAACAGGTTCTTTTGGATTGAGCAATAATCTAATATGATTTTTGGTTTTATCTAACAAATTAAATTTATCAAAAACGTTGTAAGTAGTCTGATGAGGATTATTTTTATTATAATAAAATTCAGTAGCTAAGGTATTAAATTCAACAAATTTCCCCCTTAAGTTATTTAACCATTCTATCCTTTGTTTGGTTAAAGTATCAACCACAGCTGTCCGATATGCACTTTTATATGCAAACCAAGCAGTTAATCCAGTTCCTATCAAAGCAATCACAGTACATATCATGGTCACTACCATTGTGAGTTGTGTATTACTTGCAGCTGTTTCTGCTGCTATTTTTGCTGACTCAAGATATTTGTTTTCATTAGACATATTATCCCCCCTTTTATTTTTATCGGAAGGAAAAGAGTGATTATGAGTATTTGAACAAAAAGGCGACCTCCACAATGGAAGCCGCTCTCAATTTATCACCTGATACCATCATAACCGCTCTCAGACAAAACGCTTTGCCAAGATCGTGCCAAAAGTTTGCCAATATCGTATCACTGTGGCGGTAAACCCACAATTGCCATTACATCAATTATCATATTTCCATCTAATGGATTTACATATTCGGCTCCAATATCATACAAATAATTGTTAATATATTTCTTTTCATTGTATTTAAAATTATTGTCTAGGAGCTCGTGGAAAGATTGTGAATCTATAATATCGTCCTTGTTAAAATTAGCCAAAACCCACTTTCTGAATTTAAGTACAATTCTTTTTTCTAGGTTTAACTTTTGCTCAATTGAGTTATAATCCTTGACTGTATTGTCAAACTTCGAAAATTCAGCATTGACCTTCTCTATAATTTCATCTACTTGTTCTTTTGGTATACCTTGCTGCTTACTAACAAAGTCATTTATTATTTTATGTGTATAGTTTTTATAATCATTTGCTGTATTTGTTACCACTAACTTTAATTCATCAAGCTCTTTAACAGTCTTTAACAACTCAGTTATATTATCATGTGAAAATTCTTGAGATTTTTTTAATTTCTCAGCGGTTTCTTTGATATCAATAATTGACTGTCTTTGACCAGCGACATCAACTAATGTCATTAAAATAGCTATAACCGCTAGGATAATAGAAATTCCTGTAGCCATAACATTAACTTGATTTCCGGCATCTTTATTATCACCAAACGCTAAAACTAATGTAAAAGTAATGACTAAGAGTGCAATAATTGAAGTGTATACAAAATGTCCAATTCCTATTTTTTTATCTAACACCATAATTCCCCATTCTCTTTTTAAAAACATTATATAACTAGAATAGTCAATTATCCACACAATCCACCAATTCACCATATCTATTATTCTGTCCAACTGGATAAATCGCTGAATCCTTTGTCCCTCCTGCTTTTCAGCTATTTCCTTAAAATGAGTTGGACATTTTCTCGTTATGGTGAGTTGATAAAAATAATCTCAAAAAAAGCCCACGTTCAATATAGAGGACTTTCAACTAACTCTATACACCTATTTCAATTTGATATGGTGCTTAGAATCCCATTCTCAAAATATAAATACTTATGCCCTTTATAAATCCACTGCTCAAAAGTATGATCTGCCGTTTGGGTTTTGTTTATCTTTTCAGGGTTCCCCCACCCTTCAATCAATACTTCTTCTTTAGTCATACCAACAGACACACTTTGGGGATTATTAGTTCTTTCTTCTATCACTGCTGTTCTCTCTCTTATAGCAGAAAACTTTTCTGCTTCTTCAGCTTCCTTAACATTTTCTTGAATTTGATCATTTTTATCTTTTTGTAAAGTATCTATATGTTTTTTATTATTTTCCTGAATTTGAAGATAATCCAAAACTGAATGACTGTTTTTATATTTCACTTTCTCTAACATCGCTTCAACATAAGCATAGTCATCATAATTATCTAAACTAACTTCAGCATTTTTTAAATGCTCCAACTTTTTGTAAGCAGAAGCTATAAAGTAATAATCTTTTTTAAATTCATTTTGTAATTCCCCAGTCTCTTTAATAACATGATCAAATTCTTTATTTTTAATAAGATTAATGATTTTTTTGTCTTCACTAGAAAGATTATGCTGCTTTTTAGTCTCTTTTTCTTCACTTGATACTTCTTTTTTGTTATTACTACTAGACTTAGAACTACTCGAAACACTTTGATTAGAGCAACCTAATAATGTAACTATAAGTACAGATAAAACAAGAAATAATCTTTTCATTTGAAATCTCCCTATTATTTAAATTCAATTAAAACTAAATAAACCTCATTTAAAACTGGTTTTAGCTGCCGATAAATATTTAACACACAGATAAGATCGTTAGAAAAAGCATAACGATGGATGCTTTATTTCGTGAATATAAATCTATAAATCATTTATATATCACCTCCATCTTTCTATCGACAGAAAACAAATAAATGAAATGGTTTGCAAAATTTGTCGAACAAAAAACGCGCTTTCGTTTGAACAGATGAGCCTATAAGCCGAAATCGTCCATTGTTTTATCCATTGTGTCTTGTGTGATCCCGATATATCTCAGTGTAATATCCGGGCTTGAATGGTTGAATATTTCTTGTAGCAAGGCTACATCCTTGAATTTCTTATAATGCCAGTAACCGAAGGTTTTTCGAAGTGTATGCGTCCCTATACTATCAAGTCCAACATACTCCGCTGCCTCTCTCAAAATAATGTATGCACTGCTGCGGCTGATAGGCTTGTTTAGCCCCTCTCTGCTTCTAAATACATACTCTTGATCATCACGATCTTTAATATATAGATCTAGTGCTTTCCGAAGCGTCTTGTTTATCTTGATTCTTTTTTCTTTGCCTGTCTTCTTCTCCCTCAAAGACACATATTGTTTCCTAACGTCTTTGACACGTAATTGAAGAAGATCAGATATTCTCAAACCTAGATTGATTCCGGCCACAAAAGCAGCAAGTTCCTTTTGTTCCGCTCTCCAAGATATTTCTTTATATAATGGATCTGATCAAGGTCCCTAATCGGCTGAACAAAATTCATGATTTATCCCCCTGCTTGTACACTTCTTCTCTCAAAGCAAAGGCCAGTCTATAATACGCTTTATTTTTAACACGATAATAGTTTCGCTGACTAAGTCCCATTTCTGCATATATTTCGTAATCGTACATCTCTTCATCCTGCATATAGAGCATTACCAAGATGCGGCGCTCTTTTTGCGTAAGACGATTAATTGCACGCTGAATCCATTTCATGAACTGATCACGCTCGATTTCCCAATCCATTTTTTTAAGGGCTGCATCCTCGGTCGATGAATGAAACTGATTGGAAAAACTCGGCGGTGTAATGGTATATGTTGTTGTGATTTTTGGGAGGAAATCATCTGGCGTTTGAAGCCTTAACATCTTATACTTATCTAGAATTCTTTCCATCTTTTCTCTAGTTTTTTCCTCGTCGATTTGCGGAATGTCTAAACTTGTTTGATTCAAGATAATTCCCCCTTTATTTTCTGCGCATTGCCCCGCCTTTGGCTCTTTTTAAACGTTGCATGTTTTCTTCTGCATGTTCTTTTTGGGCTTTTCCTACTTCATGGCTGCTCCTTTCTGACAAAAAGAAAACGGACACCAACCAGCACCCGTAAAAGGTGCTGATCAGTGTCCGCAGGCTCTCCGTCTTGGACATATTTAGTTTTAATATTTCTTTTTTTGAAATCCCAGGTTGTAACACCTATCACTATTTCTATTTTTACGTAAATCATTAGAGCTTCTTCTAAATTATCAAATATGCCAACAAGTTCTTCTCCATAGTCATATACCATCCATGGATCATTATTTTTACCGTATTAGTCTAATTAGAGCTATTCTTAATAGGCAAAGATTTATTGCCCGAAAAGTCCGAGATATTTAATGTACCAGCATCAATGCCCATTAATTGAAAAGCTAATTGGGCTTGTACTAATGAACGTAATTTTTCATCATGAATCTTACCTGCCAGTTCTATTGCTTCTTTTCTGTTAGAATCCTCTAAAACGCTATCGTGATATTCTTTTACACGAATTCGAAGTTTTTGTGACTCTTTTAAAAATATAAGTGAAAGACCTTCAAAGATTAAACTTCCAACAATACTAATTGTACTACTAACAGTTTTGTCTGATCCAATTGCAAAAATGATGAGACATACTAACAAAATAAAACCAACTATGGACATAATTAAACCAACATAGAACTGCATAGTTGAATGAATAGTAGCCTGCCGCTGATATATCATCAATGTTTTTGCATTTGGTTTTTCGTTTAGTTCTTCATCTGGTTTTTCATTTAGTTCTTCATCTGGTTTTTCATTTGATTTTGCAATTAATTCTTCATTTGGTTTTGTTTCTTGTTCTTGTTTCACCACATTTTTTTGTTCTATTTGTCCAATTGATTTTTGTTTAAACTCATATTCCATTAATGACCTTAAGTATCTCGTTTCAGACTTATTCCTTATTTTAAGAGATGTCATATAAAAGGTAATTAATAAGATAATAGATGAAGTCATTACTAACGTGGATATTAGAATAGGTAAATTTTTTTCCATGAGATATACCAACATACTCCTCCTGTTTATAGCTTACAATATATCCTATTTTATCATATCAGGTTTTTCCTAGTATCATTTTTTGATTATTCAAGGATATTTGCTTCTTAACTAGTTAGCTCCATCATGCCCAATTATCTTTAATACCAGTAAAATAAATAGGATTTGTAATAACTGTTTGAAAAAAATATTCGATGGCATCACCTCTCCTAATGTTAGTTTGCTTTGCTATAATATTTGTTCATATGCTCAGGTACGCACATCTCAGGTAGGTTAGCCCTCACCAGCTGCTCTGCGAATGGTGGTGGAACAGCGTTACCACACCTGGCAACCTGTTTTGTTTTCGGGTAAACATTGCCCTCACAATCACGATCAATCACATAATTTGATGGGAAACCTTGTGCGGCGAATAATTCATGAGGTTGTAACATCCGCATGCCTATATCCACTATTTGATATTCTTCTCCTTTTACAGTGACTAATCCGAATCTATCTTTAGTTGTTATGGTGTGTAATGGCTCGTTTATCTTCTGTCCGACATCTGAACCGTAATATTTTGTTAAGAATGCTTTGACTAAACCGAATCTATTTGAAGTTGGTATCGTTGCAATTGGTTCGCCTAGCGTTTGGCCCCTGACACCGTTTTCTGTGGTTTCTGTATAATAGGTTGCTAGAAATGGTGTTACTAATGCATGATGACCACCTGTTGGAATTGTCTTAGTGGGCTGATCGACTCTGCTTCCTGCATGTCCCGTTGTGTTTACCATGAGTGTTGGTGAAACTAAACAATGCTCCTGTTTAGTTGTGATAGTTGTTAACGGCTTAGTTAATTCGTATTGCAGCCTATCACCAGCGAATCCAGTTTGACCGATACGAACAATAAACGGGTTTGGATTATTAACCACAAAGCGTTGGATGCCCCGTGCAATTCGTCTTAAAGTATTATCCGCAAGTGGCTTTTTTCGATTGAAGATGGATGGTGTTCCTATGCTCCAATCAATAATTTCACCAGCTGTTCTCCACGGTTTCAGCTTTCCGACTTGAACAGATAGACTGTTTGGGTCACCATGTGTGGGACTAGGCCAAACAATAGGTTTACCATCACAGCGGGCTATCATGAAAAAACGTTTCCTGGTTGTCGGGGCACCATAATTACAGGCTTTTAATTCTTTGAATTGCACTTCATATCCCAACGCCTCGAGTGATTTCACAAATGATTTAAAGGTTTCGCCTTTTTTCTCTTTGATTGGGTACCCCTCATCATCTAACGGACACCACGTCTGAAACTCTTCTACGTTTTCCAGCATGATGACTCTTGGTTTTACAGCAATGGCCCATTTAACTGCGATCCATGCTAGACCACGAATGTTCTTATCCTTGGGTTTACCGCCTTTTGCTTTAGAAAAATGCTTACAGTCAGGGGAAAACCATGCTAGACCAACTTTTCTCCCTTTAACAGCTTCTTTTGGTTCAACATCCCATACGGATTCACAATAATGTTCCGTTTCAGGATGATTCGTTTTATGCATTGCAATGGCAGCCGGATCGTGATTGATAGCTATATCTACTGATAAACCTGTCGCAAGCTCGATGCCTGTGCTTGCTCCGCCGCCTCCTGCAAAGTTGTCTACAATGATTTCACGGAATAGATTGAGCTGGTTCATTGCATCAACCCAGCGACAGCAATAATCCCCATGAAAAACAGTAGCGTGAAGATGAAAGGTCCATTTGATTCCCTTTTCGCCATGACAACATTTCCTTCGATGATCAAGTCAGGACAACTATCAGCAAGCACTGGAACAAAAAACTTCGGAACGCCTAGATGTGCAGCTGCATCATCAATCGTCATCGCTTGATTTTTGCAGGCTTTGACGACCTGTGAAAGCTCGACATGTTTTGGTAAATTCATGGTATTTCCTCCCCCGCAGGGGATAAACCCCTGCTATCGTTTAGTTTTATAACTGAAATCAAATCTAACTCGGTCAAAACTTCCTTTAATCGTTTCGATGATTGTGTGACCGTGTTCGGGAGCCTCTATGTAATGCGCTGTGTTGTTGATCCCGTCCAGCACGATCACTTGTACCTTGCCTTGTTCAACTAATGTTGTGAAAGGCTCGTTTTTTGTTAACGAGATAGTCTGCGGTCTATTCACAATCTTCACTCCAATGTGATATAATTAAGGTTCCTAAGCTTAATTACTCACATTGAACTGATGTGAATTCTTACCGCTGAGACTCGACGGATTGATCTGTGCGCTGCCAACGCCAGTCTTTACGTCTGAGTCTCTTTTTATATGGCTTGGGTGGATGTTGCTGCCTATATGCTGCTAGTTCATCCTCTGACATAACCCACGCTTTCACTGGACCTGCTTTGTATGGATTCGCTACAGTTTCCAATATGCTCACCTCCTTTTATTCGTCACGCTGCGGAACGTTGAGATTGTAGATTCTTTCGAGTTCTTCGTCAGTCAGTTTCTCGCAATGCTCCCTCCCATAAGCCCCATTTTTAAGACTCAACCACTCGATCATTAACGCTCTATCTTCACTGGTCATCACTTGATGCCTCCTCTCTTTTTGAGGTGGCGCACGGCTGCTGTCTTTATCTTCTTAGGACAATCTTCATATCTCGCAATGACTTCGAGTTGTCTTGCCGTTGCTTTCTCAAATGGCAACAGGATGCTTTTTCTTTTCATGCTGCTTGTACTCCTTTCCTAGTGCGCCGCCTTTACGTGGCTCGATCTTGCCTAATTCGGCTTGATCTATAATCAGCAACAGGATGTCATGTACATTGCGGGCCAGACGATTTGCGATGTGTCTAATCGGCTCATGGTCCTGCCACATTTGTCTAAATAAAATAATGTCTTTTTCATCCCATATGAAATCGCTGTGCGGACAAGCATAGTAAACCGGTTGTTGTTCAAACAGCCTGCGTAAATCTCTTTTTTTGTAGCTCATTGCGCTTTTTTTGATATATATAGGCTCGTTTGCGCCGACACCGTTCGGACGCTCTTTGATCTTTCCTCGTTTGCTAAAATCAATCATCAGCAGCAATACTTCTTCTGACGGTCGGTTAAATAACTCCGCCATCTCTTCAATTGATCTGCCTTCGTACCAGTAATCAAGAAAACGTTTTAGGCCCACAATCGTCCATTCAAAATTGACATGATCCAAAATGATTCTAGTGACACTCATTTCGCAATTTCCTTTCTGCGACCGACCTCTTTATGTACAACATGCACCGATGTCGCCAGATTCTTTTCCACGTACCAGTAACGAGGGTTCAACCCATTCACTACTAGGATTTTTCTTTCTGAGCGTGTTGGTTTTCTGCCGCCTTTTTTCATATTCAGCGCGCCTCCTTATGTTTTTTATATTCGTTCAGACTTATTTCCAGCTGATCTATTAAACTATCAACTTTCTCGGAAGTGATGATACTGTTCATGCTTACACTCCTTTAGAACGGCAAAACTTCTTTGCGCTTGTCCGAAGTGTCTTTGAAAATGATGTACTGCTGTTTTTGGGTGATGCGTGATACTAGCTTGCTGTCATACATTTGATACAGCTTTTCGCTAGTAAGGTTTGTTGTATAAATCGTCACTTTATCCTGCCGGGCAGATGTTACTTTGTAAATGAGACGATGAATGAAATCGCTGGCTTTACTATCCGAATGTTCAGACCCTGTTTCTGCACCGATGTCATCTATCACGAGATAATCGGCTTCACCCATCAACTGTGTCACATAAGCTTCAGTAAACCGACACTCTTTGTTGCTGAATGAATCTTTAATTGCCGTAGCAGCATCCTCCATATTGATAAACAAACATGATCGGCCTTTGTCTTTAGGGTTGTCGGGATCAGGAGGCACATTAAGTTCTCTAAGTGCTGCATATGCAAGGTGACTCTTCCCCACTCCCGGATGGCCCTGCAAAAAGATGTTGAACACTTCACCTTGTTGCAAGTGTTTAACAAGATCCATCATGCGGTTTTTATTCTTTGTCTCTTCTGGCTCAGCAACGTTGTAATTATCAAATGTTGCTTGTGAGACAGTTCGATCTCTGAACATGCTGTGTTTTTCCAACGTGTTAAATTTTTTCTGCCGTTGGCTATATTCAATTTGACTTTCTAAGTCTTTTTGCAATTTCTTTGACTCTTCTTCCAGTTCACATCGAGGGCAAATAACTTTCCCATTCATCACCATCATTCGGACAGGTTTTACAACATCTTCACTGCCACGGGTGTATGTGTGCTTATTACAGTAATCAGAATGGAAGGTCATTTTGTCGGTTATGACTTCGGCTGCCACCGCCTTTATGCTGTGCACGCTTTATCACCTCATCACTGTTGTTTAAGTAACCTTCAAACTTTGTCCCGAAAAGTGTTTCAGGACGAAGGAATTTACTCATGTCAGGATTATCACGCCATTCATAGCACTTTGCTAAGATGACCTTTTTAAAATCATCGAATCTGAATCCCTCGTTCCATCTTGCTTTTATTAGTTGCTGAGTCTTTGGTGTGGTGTGACGGTAATTTTTCTCTGACATTTGATTGAGAAGATCCGTTATGAGTTTGAATGGGATTTCTGATTCATCCGCAGTCGGGTTTCCCGACAATATATCTTTCTTTTCTTTTTCTTTTTCTTTTTCTTTTTCTTTTTGTCCACTTGTCGTCGACGTATCGTGCAACGTATCGTTTGCGTATCGTTCAAACAAAACCCTGATGTTGGTATTCTCGATTTTTGGATAAAGTACACTCATGAGAGATTTATCTTTAACCTCTCTTAATTCTTTAGTGACACAGTCTAATATTGGCTTTCCACCTTTATTCAAGTTGTATTTAGGCCAATTCTTTATAGCCACTTCCCTTGTGTCATTGTTGTAAAGAACCAGTTTATGATGATTTATGAAGCGATCCATCAAGCTATTGACCGACTCAATGGAGTACCCTAAATCAAAAGCCATTTGCTTCTTAGTTATCGAGTAAATTCCGATCTGAGTCGTATTCGGATTAGTGATGAGATACAAGAAAAAATACCTGTCTTCCGGTGTCATTTCTTCTGTCACTTTCGGGTCTTGCCAGAAAGTTGTTTGAACATGTCTGAATTTAGCCACTAATGGACCTCCTTAAATTTCACAATATCTAACAAAGGAAAATAAAAATGGTATAATATCCCTCTAGAAAGGAGGGGAAACTATGAAAACTATAGAAGAATTAGCACATGATTTTGCGATTGCAGTTGTAAAATCAACTAATATTGAACGTGATTCAGCAGATCAAATTGTAGAGTTTAAGCTTGAGCTGTATAATTCAGCCCTTAAACAATTTAATAACTCTAAAGATAATGAATTGAATGATCGTATAGAATCTGGTAATTTCTCTTTCTAATTAACTGCCAAAGAGTGAAAGAAATGATTTAGCAACATGACTTACATCTCTTTCCCTCCTGTTATGAAATTCATCCTCTGTCACAGCTGAGAGGAGATTATGATTGATTTTGTTCATCAATAAATTTTTTTAAGTCTTTAAGAAATTGATTATACTTTTCAACACCTAAATTTTGACTGATGAATAAGAACTCCACATTCAACGTACTTGGTGGAACAGATGTAACATCAAGTTCGCCAATCGTTCGTTGTTTAATTTCGTAACCAGAAATACCGACACATTTGAAGAGTTTAGAATCAGCCTCTGTTGCTGCAGGGGTTGATTTCATTTGTTTTTCGTCCAAGTTAAAATCTCCTTATGATTTTCTTAAATAACTTTCCGAAAGAGCATGTCCTTCAAAAAAAGGTGAAACAAATGTTTCAAACCTCTTTATTTTTTTGGTTTTTCTCTTTTTTTACGGGCGTGTAATACGGCGCCACAGCCTCAGTAAAAAGTTTTTCTCTGTCTTCTGTTCCAAAGAAAACTTCTCCTAGAAACAGGTTGCTTTTTCTCTTTTTTTTACTTTGAACTTTTGTTTCACTGTTTTTTTTATTCATGATCTAACCTCCGCCTTATTAAATAATTCCTCCACTTTTTGACCAAAGAAACTTGCAATAGTTAAAGCTTCATCAAGCAGAAAATCTCTTTTCCCAGTTTCTTTCAGATGATAAGTTTGTGGGTGTGTTCCAATTAATTCAGCTATTTCTCTTTGAGACATTCTTTTTTCCTTACGGGCTACAAATAGATTTAAGTGCATTTATTCATCCTCCTTTTCATTCCTGTCAGGTATAATATTAACCAAAAAAAAGGTTGGCTTTTATACCAATATGCTCTGAAATCTTTTCAAGACTCTTAAAGGTAGGAGAGACCTTTCCATTTTCAAGTCTAGATATATATGAAGCGGTGAAACCTAAAGTCTTTGCGAACTCTTCTTGTGAAAGTCCACTCTCAATTCGTTTTTTTTTAAGCATTTTCGATAACTCATTTAAATTAATCATAAAACATCTCCTAACATACCTGACAGGAATATAAAATGAATATACCACACAGGAATATTCTTGACAAGTCTATTCTTCTGGAAATATTCCCGCGCGGAAAGTCTGTATGGTATAATAAACAACAAATAACACATAAAATATATAAGGTAAAACTGTTCCCATAGAGGTGGTTAAAAGATGGAGAATCGTATGATTGGATTTGCAGTTAAACGCCTACGGCTTAAAAAAAATAAAACTGTTGAGGAAGCAGCAAAAGAAATTGGTATCTCACAAAGTTATCTTTCTAGGATCGAAAATAACTCTCAAGCACCTTCTCTTAAAGTAATAAATCAAATAGCAGACTATTTTAATGTTCACAGTTCTTATTTATTATTTGATGAAGACAGCTTAAACAGCTTTGAAGAGAGCGAAAAAGAATTATTGTCAAAAGAAAACATTAATATCGATGATTTAAAAAAACTAAACATTGTTCATGATAATGGTTCAAAAATTACAGAAGAAGAATTGCAATATGTTATAGATCGCTTAAAGGAATTGAGAAGCCTTAAAGAAAGCTATCTGAAAGATAAAGAATAACTTATTTTTTTTTGCCTTGGGCCGCTTTTTCTTTTAGAATTTCTCTTTCTATTTTCTTTAATAATTGCTCATAACTAGACAAAATAAGGAACTCCTCTCAAGATAATGTTCTACGGTTTCCAAATTTCCTATTTCCTCAATTTAGGGTAAATAGGAAATCCTCTTAAAAAGTACGAAAGACGTTACCTAGCTTATAGGTAGCGTCTTTTTGATATGTACTATATAAAAATTTTATACACCTGGTCTAACATCTTTAGTTTCATAAACATTTTCTGCTTGTGAATGAGGTAATAAAGCAACAGAAGAGATAAATAATCCTAACAAGGAACATGTAATTAATAGCTTTTTTCCCAAGATTAAACACCTCCTTATTTCTAAAGTGTATATGCAAAATCTAATTTCATCAATTCTTTTTTTGGAAATGTTGCTCGAAATTTCTCGTAATCTTTCTGAAAATAATGTATAGATAGAAGCAACTTCTTTTCAGATTTTTCTTTCATACCGTCTAAAAACATTGCATATTTTCTTAAGTTAGGATCATTATAAAAACGTACCAAACCTTCATTGGTTAACAATGATTGGGTAAATTCGTTCACATTGTAAGCTGGTTCTAATTCTTTGCCCCAATAATATTGCAGAATTGCGATTTCCATTTTATTTTCTACTAAATCTGAATCTCTATCGTTATATTTCTCCATTAGAGTTAGCATTTGTTTATAATAGTGTAAAGATTCATCATACGATTCCAAAAAATAAGATAGACCTAATGTGTGATAAGCTGTCATATTATGATTTTCACTATAATCTCTAGCAAGAATTTTTTTTGCTACTAATCGAGACTTTTTGATGTTTTTATTTTGTTTCAAATAGATATTTGCAAGCACTTCATCAATCCTTGCTTCGAAAGAAATTTGAAGAAATGGATCATTTAGTTGCTCTATTAATTTTTTGATAAGCTCAATTCTATAAAGTGTAATCTCAAAATTTCTATTGAGAAAATAAGTATACATATGAATAAATTCTAGGACTATTTGAGATTCAATGTATTCTGTTTTAATTTGTTTTAGTCTCTCTATAGATTCTAGTTTTTCATAGGTGAAGCGTGAATCCAAAACAAATTTATAAACATTTGATAGCTCACGAAAATAAGGACCCCTATTTCCATTTGAGGAAATCAATTCTTCAACAAAATTATATTCTTGCTTTGAATAAAAATATTCAAGAGCAGCAGCGTAATTAGCTTTCTTAATACCTTGTGATACATATAACTTTAATAAAGTAGCTTCATTACTTTTATCGATCGTCTGAATAATTTTACGAGCCATCCAAAAGGCAATTTCTTTTCCATTTATAAATTTGCTAAAGTAGCTATCACTTATCCCAATCTGCTTTGCTATTACTTTTTGGTTAGTGCCGTTTGCTCTTAATATTTGCTGTAGATAAGCTCTCATATCTTTCGCTTTTAATATATTCATGACATCACCTTTTCGAATACAAATTTACCAACTATTAAATTAGAAGTGTGTCGTTTTCTGACGAATTTATTTAGAATTTTTTGATTTCTCAGGTGCTACTTAGTTCATTTAATTCTTTATTATACCATATTTTACACGTTTTTCTTGATGAGATAGTCGTATTTTCTATAAACAAAACTTTTAAAAAAACAATAATGGTGCTATCTTTATAACTAATCTAAGATGAAATGGAAAATTTGTTAGAGGTGAAATGATGCCTGTATACAAGGATAAGAAAACCAATACATATTACTTTGCAAAAAGAATCACTTTAAGTGATGGAACAAAAAAACAAGTAAAGCGCAGAGGATTTAAAAAGAAGAAAGATGCTCAAGAGGCAGAGGCAGAGTTACTTCTCGGCTACAATGATGAAAAAGTAGCTGAGATTACTTTTCAAGAAGCTGCTCAATCTTATTTTGACTGGTATCAAGCTCGACGAAAAAAGTCATCAATTCAGGTAATTAAAAACATCATCTTTAACCACCTAATACATGAATTTGGACATATGGAAATTAAAAAAATTTCTCCAAGGCATGTAATGCTTTATCAAAATAAAATCATTAATAAATATGCTCCTGATTTTCTTAAAAAAATCCATTCTACATTATCAGCCGTATTCAACTTTTCAGCGAAGTATCATGGTACTGAAAATAACCCGGCGAAAGTAGTTGGTAATTTTGAAGTGACTGTTAATAAAAGGTTGAATTACTGGGAGTTAGAAGAGTTTAAAACATTTATAAGTGTGGTGGATGATCCCTTGTACAAAGCATTTTTTTCCACGCTTTATTTTAGTGGAGCGAGAAAAGGAGAGTTGCTTGCCTTAACATGGGCTGATGTCAATTTTGAAGAAAATTATATAGACATTAATAAGACGGAGTATAACAGAGAAATTACCCCTCCAAAAACAGCCGCATCCATTAGAATTATTTTGATGCCAAATCAAGTGATGGATCTATTAAAGGGCATAAAAAATGACGCTGAAAAAATAGCGCCAGTTAAAAATGATTATAGAGTTTTTGGAACGTTTTACGATAGTATAGCTACCAGCACTATCGACAGACGTTATTCAAAATATTTAAAAGAATCGAATGTCAGAAAGATTGTTATTCACGAATTCAGACATTCTCATGCCTCATATTTAATAAATAAGAATTGCAATCCTTTGGTACTAGCCAATCGTTTAGGGCACTCAGATGTTGCAGAAACACTAAACACTTATAGCCACCTATACCCTTCCAAACAAAAGGAAGTTGTAGCTTTCATGGAAGAAGAAATTTTCTAA